AATTCAGCATAATAATTTATGGGAAATGATGTTGTATTGTGAACATCTGGTCTATTTGTTGTGCAAAGAAAGAATCTATGAAAACTACTCATGAATGCTGAGTGCTGCAGGTGACTCAAGTGGTTGACCCAATCCCTAAATGGTAAGGGCCGTTCAGGATACAATCTCGGGTAAATAGAGTCCATACTCATGCAGTAGAGCCACTCTAATATAGAACAAGTCGGGTGATTTTATACCGCAATTAGCCCACTTCAACTGAATGAGAGTCGACACCCAAAGTAGATATCTACTGCTCAAGCAATTGAGAGTATGCTTGTCCTCGCGCGGTGCAGTACACAGTTCCTGATCCCACAAAAGAGCTCTCGCCAAGTGTGAGTCGGACAACCCAGTTACCAGTGTTCTTATCAAAGGTGGTAAACTCTCTAATCTTTGTTGATTCGTCTGGATGCTCGACATGCCACTTCAAAATTTGTGGATTTCCAACCACCGGTGGTGTATCTGGCAGGAAACTATCAAAAATACCGTTCCCTATTGACGTTACAATAGGACTGTTGCTTTGACCCAATATATATAAATCCAAATTATGCCTGTACTCTTTATATGTATTAATTGGAATTGTAGTAGGGTCTAAACCATGGCGCTTAGCTATTTTTACAGAATCTGAAACTACTTTATTAAAAAATTCCTCTTCCCAAAGTGAAGCTTCAAAAATAGCTAAGCCAGCTATTTGTGGGAAGAGATTCAATTTAGATTTCTTTACCCAATGAATTGTTTTTAGGATAGATTTCTTTTTTAGTGCTCCATAAACTATATGAGAATCTTCTTTTTGCCTGAAAATACGTGAGCAAAGCTCACCTAATTTAGTATGCTCCTTTGTATTTTTATTCAACACTATCTCCAAGCCACATTCTTTAAACCCTTCCTGCAGGATTTCAAAAGTCATCTTTAGTGTAGGATTAAAAGCCACCCTAACATCGTCCCCCATGCCTGCATATGTCATGTAGGTGGTAGCCTCATGTAGGGTTGGCATTCTTGAAAACACTTTATTAAATTGCTTTATGAAGACATACAGCATACAGAGATGGCATGAAATTGTGTTTAAAGGTGTCGTTAAAGCTGAACCTGAATGGTTACCACCTTCTTGGGTATAGAACACATTGCCCTGTGCATGAATAGCTCTACTCATTGTCTTTGCTATTGCCTGAAAATCTACACCCATATCTTCTGCATATGTGGAAGCTGTTAGTCCACATAATATGCTGACAAAATTAGGTGACAAATTTTTATCCATGCGCTTCACATCTATGCAAATGATGTCGTATTGCTCGTTTTCCATGGCGACAATATGGTGTGGCATAAAATATGGATTCCATGAAATTTTCCATGGAGTTTCATTTGATGTTATTGCCATCTTATCAAAAACGCTACCGAAGTAGCGCCTCAATGCCATATTCAAAGCCAAGTCCAACTCACAAAACTGCCTAATCTTACCAACTTTGACATCATCTTGGTCCAATATCTCAACCTTTGGATTATCTTTTACTATTACCGTAGTTGGACTCCCAGCACTCCAACATTCAATTATTGCATAATAATCTTCACTAAGTTTCTTGCCAGCTGGTGTGTTAATATTGATGCCATAAACTGGTGGATTAGCCTGTGTCATATGGAACAGTGGGTTTTTATTAGTAATTTTATACTGTAATTTCATAGATGGACCTGCAGATGTAGACATAACTAAATGTTTTAAAGATGAACCAAGAATTCCATTTATAACTTCGTGTAACCGAAGTGGCTTATTTTGAGTTCCAAAATAAATTTGAAATAGTTGTTTCTCAATACCAATAGCATGCTCAAAATACCTTTCCTGTGGCTGGAAAGGCATTCCCATGTAATATTTCTTGACTTGAGCTAACAATGCTGAAGGTGTGCCATTGTCTAGCTTTGGGAGCAACTCTCTGGCTTCCGAGCACAACATAGATGTTCTTGTTGGTGCTGGTGCCGTTTCTAATGGGAAGTGAAGTGGATCATTCAAGTCCACATAATACAGGCATTTCTTATCAGAAGATGGTGAGATAGAGAAGCCTGTACTATAAGTCCCCAGCACTGGTATTTCATGATGTTTGGAAAATGGGTTCTCATTCTTCAGATTCGAAAGCACGCCATTCCATGATGGAACATCTGCGTGCTCCTGGAAACCAGGAACAACACAATTTGGGAATGTGGCATTCTTCGTTGGTTCTTCCAAATGCTTCAAATCCTCATAGTGGAGGCTTGAAAACCAACCTTCATCATTTGAATTCAAAGCTATATGAAAGCCCAACAACACAGCCTTATTTTCTATAAGCCCTATCAATGGCAAACCACAATCTCCTATCTGATATATTGCTCGAGCTCCAAACATTATTTGATCGAAATGCACATAATCTATTGGATGGAATTGGTCTTCAATACTTAATGGAACAGCTTTAACTGGGTTATAGTGTGCTATGCCCCAGCAAATTTCTGTTTTCATAAAAGGCCGCACATAAGCTGCTGTTACTGTATATGATGTAGAAGTTGACGTAGGTAATAAATTGGTAATGTCTTTTTTGGCGGGGCAATTTATTGCCCTCAAGATGCATATATCTTTTTTTGATGTGTAAGCCAAAATTTTAACTTCATATGGCATCATTTGAGAGGATTCAGTGGGCGCCCAAAACACCCTGTTAGCTGCTTGATTCTCAAGATCCACAGAATGTAGTGGTACCACACATAAATCACGCTTCAAGAAAATGCCATAACATGTTAATTTCCCAGAAAATTTACAAAGGTTCTTAGAAATGGCTTTAACTGCAGATGAGAATGATGTTTCTAATTTTGCATTTTCAAAATCTGGAGCCACTGCATTAGGCTTAGTAGATCGTAAATAAGCCTGGGCATCCGGAGGTAATTGCGATATTATTGCTTCTAATGGCGCTAATGAGTTTTTACACTCTAGAGCTGCTTGTATAGCATTCTTGTTCACAGAACCAGTGCGCCAATTACTCTCCAATACCCTCTTAGCTGCAATTTCTTGCATTCTTGCTATTTCGGCTCCAGTTAAGTTAGGGTATTGTTCATAAAGACTTGATCCTGCTGAATTTGGTCTAATTATATCAGGTTTCGAACCAAAGAATTTTTTGCACAATCTATACAATCCAAAAATTGCAGTAACGGAAAATATTGCAGTTATAACTGAAAATCCTACAGTAGATTTACAAAACTCTATTGCTTTCCAAAATTTACCGGTCCAAGTACCAGCTCCTGAAACGTAATTTATTGCATCCTTATACAAGGATAAGTATTGCTTATTGTCCTCAAAGAATTCTTTAGCTGCTTCCAACTCCAAGAAACTCATATCCTGTTTTAACTGGGTATATATCACTGGATTACAATAATATTGAGCAAATTCTGATGGTGGGAAATATGTATCAGCAACATACATCTTCCCTGCAACACTTCTAACTATTGATCCTGCAGATTCGGATGTATAAATATGCCCATCCAAGTATGACAAAATTACATCTCCCATACGGAATTGCACTGTCACAGTTGGAGCAACTATTCTCAGACGCTGACAATAACACTTGGCTAATGCCAAGAGATCCACATGATCTGGTATTTCT